AGCGATTAATCCTTCATTTGCTTCCTATCTAGGAAAGCAAATGAAGACTTTTTTAAGGCTTACATTAAGCATCCATCTTCTGAATTGGATATTTGATCCAGATAATACTAATCTTTACAGTATTCCTGTGCAAACAGCCATTAAAGCTGCTAAGATGACCGACTTCTATATCAGTCAATTCCTGACAATTCAAGGAGTTACGTCTCAGGACGAAAATCCAGTACAGGGAATTTTATCCGAAATCTGGGAGATCGTTAAAAGCGCAGGTCAAATTAAACCTCGGGACGTTGCCCAAAAATTCGGCGGGCGTAAAATTAATGGGGAAAAAGTAAATACTTCTATCGCCCGTACATTGCTTACTCAGCTAGAAAACGCTGGTTATGGACGACTAGAAATTAAGTCAAGGGGTATGGTGTTGCACTATCAAGAGCCAAAAGAATTAGAAACTTTTGAGATAGAAGATTCTCTGGAATATCAATCGGAGATAAAAGAAGAAATTGTTCAAGCTGCCAGTCCCACTTTCACACACCCAAAAAATGAATCGATCTCTGATTCTGACATAGTAGAAGTTGAATCGGAGCCAGTAATCGATGAGTTATCGGCTGATGGTGTACATATTGAGAGCCTTCCTGATTTTGAGAAAGAAAAGGTGCTAGTGCGGACGGCTGCACCTATAGAGATAGGAGAGCGAATTATCCCACCGAGAGCAGTCGGAAAAGTTACAGAAGTAACTTTTGATAATCAATGGCTTTTGAGGGTAGAAACTGTTTTAAATGGGTCTGTGATCATTTTTACAATTCCATTTTCTGATTGTTACCTAGATATAAGTACCTGATAGGATTGACAATTTTAGGAGTCCCTGATAGGATTGAAGTGCTAGAGTAGCTTGGTAGCTAAAGGCTAAAACGAAGCCTTCAACCGAAAAGGGACTTAATGCAAAAAATAAAGTTATTTTTTGTTTCAAAACTGAAATTTGCGAATCCACCGAACTTAGCAAAGATTGAGTGAGGGAAGGGCGTTTCGCCAGGAGTAGATTTAATTAAGTTTTGCGGGTTCAATTCCTGTCTCTAGTACCTATGATCGGACAATATATTCCCTCCCGATACCCTAAAAAAGTTTATCGTGTTAATTCCTATGGTCAAATTTTTCCCCGGTGCAAACCACTGGGGATTATTAAGACTGCCATAGGAATCTACTATCACTTTGAATCAATTGATCGCCTCACAAAAGGAGAACATTTTTACTGTTTTCGCAAAGAAGATTTTACAGAAATTTCTTGACAATTCTAGTAAAATGATGTAGGATTTAAGTAATAGATTGAAGAAGAAATCATGAAGCGTATCGTAAATATGAACACTACTGAAATTAGTTATTATGCTAATTTCTATGCTGGACAATATCGAAATTCTAAGCAAGAATCTGGGGAAAATGTCCAAAAAAAACGTGCTATTTTATACTCTAAAATACAGGAGTATAATAAAATTTTGGAACAACGAGGTTTTAAAAAGTAAAGGTGTAAGCGTAAAATGACAACAAACTCAAAAAAGCGACCATATTGTGTAATTGTTTGGCTAACGATTTTGGCTTATTTAGTAATTATATCGGCTTTATTATTAGATGCGAACGAAGCCTATAAAGACTACAAAGTTAATTTGAGCCTATTGTACGGTATTGTTTAAAAAAGTAAAGGTGTGATTATGGAAAAAGAAACTAAAAAAGCATGGGCTAAATTATCAAGTCAGGATGACATTGATAAGAACAAAGGACTTATCAGAGGGACGGATGAGCAAGAGTCTGCCAAAAGACTTAAAGCGCATTTAGATTACTGCAAAAGACACCTAAAGGATTGGAAACAATGAGATACACGATCAGGACAATAGATAGAGAAAATAAGCCTTGCAAGATTAAAACTTCTATGCACGAAAGCCATTTAACGGCTTATTTAGACGCTTTAAGCCGCAACGGTCATCATGGTATCGTAGTAGAGGAATCAGTAGGTATTTCTTAGTAAATTTACCCAACAGGAGTAACACATGAACACATGGCAAATAGCGGAAAAGTTATTTAATTTCTGTAAAGAAAAATACCCAGATTTAGACTGGAATTTTGATTTTACAGATAATCGCTACGAAATCATTCAATGCTTAACTTTTTCTAATGGCAGCATAGAGATTAGATACGGTTTTTGTACGGGATTAGACAGACAACTTAAGTGTGTTCAGTGGCAAGATAACCAAATAGGAAGGTTTAAAATTTGGATAAATCCTCCTACTGAGTTCTGTCATGATCGGTATGAAGACACTATAGTTTTTGAGAATCTTGCCTATTATAGACATGAGCTATGGAGTGCAGAAAATTGGAAATTAGTTAGTCAATACCAAAAAATAATGCTAGATATTTTCACTTTCATTTTTGATGAAGTTAAAAATATCTAGCATTACTAGACAGATATTTTGTCTAGTAACTTTACCCAACAGGAGTAACAAATGGACATAAAACAAGTAACAGGGAAAATATTAGAATTCTGTCACAGAAGTTATCCAAATTTAAGATGGAATTACTCTTATAGTGATATTGATAGTTGTAAGGATGTTTCACTTATTCTTGGCTCTTGCTCTTTATTTAAACTAGAACTAGAAATTCGCTCAGATAAAAAACAAGAGCGTTATTCTTACGAAAAAGAAGCTACTTACGATCATATACTAGGGTTGCTTCTAATATCTCAATCAGAAGAAAAATCCTTACTTCCCTGGTCAGGTAGTTTTCAAGTGAGTCTAAACCATGATAAGAATAGCGAGTTAGAGTTTATGATTGCAACCCATGACGAGTGGAATGATGATAGCTGGAGTGTAGTAAAACAAGCCAGAAAAATAGTGAGAGAAATCTTTAATTTTATTGAAGACGAAATCCAAGAATAGACAAAAGTAACAAATGGACATAAAACAAGTAACAGGGAAAATATTAGAATTCTGTCACAGAAGTTATCCAAATTTAAGATGGAATCTTGACTCTGAAAATAATATAATTCAGTGTTCACTTTTTCCTAATGAATTAATAATAGAGGTTTTTCTGGATAATCCGCTTAAGCGTATTTCATGCGAAGCGTATCATGTAGGCGCGTTTGAATTATGGATAAACCCTGACGATAGAGACAATAACTATTCTTATGAGAATCAAATAGCATTTGATTATATTAGAAAGTCAAAATCTGATTATTTTGATAACAAATACAGAGAAACTCGAAAAGTAATGCTAGACATTTTCACTTTCATTCTCGATGAGATTCAAGAGTAAATAGGAGCAACACATGGACACGCAGTTAGTAGCGGAAAAACTATTTAAGTTTTGTAAAGAAAAATACCCAGATTTAAAATGGATATTCCACAAACTTAATTACGATCAATACCATCAAACTATTCAGGGAGTAACTGATTTAACCGATTCGCCTGAAATAGAAATGCTATTAAAAGTTGGTGACAGTGGTTCAGTCGATGAATACAGTGAATACAGTGAAGGCTTGTATGTAAAAGGATGGTGTGCTTTAAATTCATTAGATTGGGTTGGCGAGTTTATAGTCTTACTAAATTTATGAGTTTTGTTTTTACACAGAGACTGTTGATGAGTGGAATGAAAAAAATGGCTATTGTGCAAACAAATCCAAAAAATAAAGTTAAAAATATTTAACATTATTCTCGATGAAATCCAAGAGTAAAAGCATTACTAAGAGTTAAAACAATGGCGACAAACAAAGAGTTCAAACTTATACCTAAAGGAACGTATCTAGCTAAGGTAATTGAAGTTATCGATAATTTTAAAGTAGTAATAAACCGTGGTAAATTAAATTGTATCCGAATAGATACTTCTCATCTAGTTTATTCGATTACAAACAAGCCAATATATGACCCGATAACTAGCGACTTCATTGGTCATCGTATTCTTTATAAAGGGTCAGGAATGATTATTTCTGTTGAAGAAAATACCTCTATTATTCAAGCTTGCAATAATTCTCGATACGACTGCAAGGAATTTGTCAATGTTTGTGTCGGCGATTTAGTTATTTGTATTTGAGGTAATAACAATGGAACTATTAAAAAAAGCGTCACTTAAAGAAATCAGAGATTTCTTTAAAAAAACTTTTGAGCAGATGAGTATCTCCGAATACGATACAGTGGACATCTCAGAGTGGGATACAGTCGCAGACGGCAAATGTATTCGTTTAATAGGAACTTTGGTAATTAAAGAAGATTATCTTTACAAAACTTATGGTAAGTTAATAAAAAACAAAAAGTATGAAGTTTTGATTGAATGTCGAGAAATTTCGACTGAATATCAATTGATAAACAAACGCTTTGAAAAAATCACAATAGAAGGTACGTTAGGCGGGTCTTTGGTTGTCCTGCATTGGAACTACAGTCTTGACAGAAACGATGAAACCTCAAGATATAATCTTTATCCAAGCGGAAACAAAAAAGAGTTTAATATTTTGATTCCAGAAGCAACAAAGATAATGGAAACTATTTTAGGTTTTATCAAAACAATTAAAGCTGAGGATTAACGCTAATGAACAAAACAGAAGCATTAAAACAAATTGAGGTTTTTTGTAGAGAAACTTTTAGTCAGTCTAATTACTCAGAATGGCAAATAAAGACAGAAGACGGATTTTCCTATCTACAGGGAACACTAGAAATTTTTTATCAAAGTCTAACTCAATGTCAATACAGGGTATGGATTGAATATCAAAATAAATATTCTAAAAAATTAATAGTTACAGTAGAAGCTTGTTTAGCTTTAGAGTATAATTTTGTACCTTATATTAGTTGGGTTGTAATAAAATCAAACAAGAAAAAAATACAAGGAGATGGTAAAGATTTGGATATTTTACTACCAGAAACAAAAACAATAATAAAACCTATTTTAGACTTTATCGAAAATGAAATACAAATCAAAATAGATTTGTTTAGAAAGGTTAAAAAACATAGTTGTTTACAATTGACTATAGATTTTATTGAAACCAAAATATAAACCGAGGTAACACTATGGCAATAACAGCAAAAGAGTTTCTTGAAAAGTCAAAAGCTATGGGACGCTCAAAAAAAATAGATATACTTAAAAAAATTGCGGCTTTTTGTCACAAAGAATATAACGATAATTCTGACTGGAACAGTTGGGCGTTTAAAAATTTTCTTTGGTCAGAATGGGAAATAAAGTTCGATCAACAAATTTACCTAATAGGTAATGCCAAAGTTATTTTAGATAGTCAGACCATATCCCACATTAAAGTTTTTTGTGGTTTTATACCAAGCTTTAGCTTGATACCAGAAATTAGAGTAACTGGTACGATATTTGATTTAAGAACAGGAAAAATAAAAGAAATGGCTGTGTGTAAAGAGTATGGTGATCCAGATAATGGGTATTACTCAGGATTTGGAATCTCTGACAAACAAGAGGAGATTACCTTTATTCGTGACAAGACAGGCGAAATAGCAGAAGCTATATCAAATTTTATCAAGACAATCACCTAATATTATGACACCAACACTACAAACACAAACACTTTTCGTACCGACTAAACCACAAATTCAATTAAGAGATGACCAAAAAGCTCTTAAAAGAGAACTGTATGATGCTCTAAAAATCTACAAAAGAGCTTTGACAGTTGCCCCTTGCGGATGGGGAAAAACAGTATTTTTTTGTCAAATAATCTACGATGCCGCCGTAAAAAGACAGCGACGGACTTTAATCGTAGTACCTTTTAGGGTGCTTATTGAGCAAACCTTAGAAACTCTAGGAAAATTTGAATTAACTGCCGGAGTAATTGCTGGTGGTTATAAAGAAGATAGAAGTCAACTGGTTCAAATTGCAACGACTCAAACCTTATCTAGAGGGCGCGATATTACTTGGTTTAATCCCGAAGTAATACTAGCCGATGAAGTTCATTTATCAGCTTACTGCCAATGGTTTAAAAATAGCTTTCCCAATCTTAAAAACGGTAAGCAAACAACCTCAATTAAAGACATTCGTGACGAATTAGCAGTATTAGGTATCGCTGTAGAAAGAGAAGACATAGAACCTTACAAAATTACTTTTGAAGAAGCTAAAGAAAAATGCAAACACCTTAGCCTAGTTTACGCTGAGTCAAAAGAGATATTACAAGAAATAAACTCAGCATGGGGAGTAATTCGGAAACAACAGCACCTTTTTTCAGGGAAAACCCTACCAGTAGATAATCGCATTGTAATTGGACTAACAGCAACTCCGCGTGAAGAGTTGGGAGATATTTTTGAGGTTCAGGTAACTGGACCTACTCCAAAAGAAATGATTGAACGGGGTGCGCTTGTTGGGTGTGTTTACTTTGGCACTAAAAACAAGATAAACACTAAAGGGGTCAAAATCAGCGGCGGTGACTTTGATGCTAGTCAGTTAGAGATTCGTTGTCTTGAGGCCGTAAAATCAACAGTTTCCGAGTATCGCAGGCTCGGTCAAGGGAGACAATTCGTTTGTTTTGCTACGGGTGTAGAACACGCTAAAAGCCTCTGTACAGAATTTAATGAGAGGGGTGTTCCCACGGCCATTATTACAGCCGAAACACCAAAGCAGGAAAGAAGAGAAATATTTAGAAAAGTAGCTGAATTAAGATTGCGGGGGATTGTAAATATTAACACTTGTGGAATAGGATTTAACCTACCCGCAATTTCTTGTATTATTCACGCCAGACCGACCAAAAGCCGAACTCTTTATATTCAGATGACTGGTCGCGGTCAACGGCTTTGTAGCTGGTTAGGCAAGATTGATTGCCTGATTTTGGATCAAGCGGGGAACGTAACCGAGCATGGATTTATCGAGGATGTAAAGTATCCTCAACTTTCTACGTCCTCTGATACCCCAAAAGGGCAAGCTCCGACTAAAGAGTGCGAAAATTGCAATAAAATAACCTACGCTTCCGCTCGTATTTGTCCTCATTGTGGACATGAATTTCCAACAAAAGAAAAAAAACAAATCGCCAACGAAAGACTAGAGATTATAATTCACGATAAAGATAGGGAATTATACCTAGCCTACAAGTACGCTCTCAGACAAGCTTACAAAAAAGGTGAGCATATTGAAAGTGTCCGGGGATGGATGGTAAAAACATTTAAAAATCCTAGACTAAGCAAAGACTGGATGCCCCCTAAATCTTGGAAGTTACACGCAATCTTCAAAAAAGACTATAATGAAAATGACTTGAATAATTACGAAGCTTACTTGAAAAGTCTTTGTAAAATCGAGAACAATAACTGGGTAAAAGCTAAGATGGCAGAGGAATTTGGAGATGGCTGGGACAATATTCGGCTCTAATGGATTATTACTGGCATCTTCCCAGGAATACAAAGAACAAATAGCGAACGAGCTATTTAGACTTATTTCTATAGGCTCTGCTCCTATTCTTTCCTATACCCTTACCACACCCCCAAGTCCTCAAAGTATAGATAGCTACTATATTGTCCCCGCAGGAGCTACTGGGGCATGGGTGGGAAAGACTAATCAGATAGCTTATCCCGTAATTGGCTTGAATGGATTGCCTACAGGAACTTGGAAATTCTGGCAGCCTTTTACTGGATTAACAGTTTTCCTTGTTTCTGGAGAAGTAATATTTTTTAATGGCACGGATTGGCGAACCTCAGTTATGCTTATCGCTGATTACGGGGGATCATCGTTCGGGACAGTGGCTAGAGCCGATGAAATTGTAGGGAATCCTAGTAACGATACTTTCTACGGGAAAGAATCAGGAAATAAAGGATTCTTCGGTTTCTTCTCAAAAGTTTTATCAACTTCATTGACGGCTTTAAATATAACTACTGGTGGCGCAATAACTACTACTGATAATATTTTACAGGCTTTCGGCAAACTCCAAAATCAAATTAATAGTATTAACGATAATACCGAACAATATTCTGGGGATATAGAAGCTCCTATTGTTCAAACTTATCCTCTTGATTTTGCTTTATTAAGAGGGTATAATATCCTAAGCTTTAGTGCCGTAACTGAATCTGGCACAGCTACTATATCGGTTAAAATTAATGGAATAGATGTCCCTAATTTAAATAATCTATCTATTACTTCTACTCGACTAACTGTTCCCGTGACAACAGGGAATCTTCTTGGCATAGGAAGCAGGTTAGAACTTGTTGTTTCTGCTGTTAATAATCCTGAGCATTTATTTTTTACTATAGGAAGAAAATATGTCTAGATGGTTGTTTTTTCCTTTTCTTAATCCTTTTGTTCCTAACGGTAAATTTACTTATTGCGAACTAAGCAATGCTACAATTAGTGATATGCGTCCATTAGGCAACGTAGATGGTACTTTTCTCTATTGCGCTTTTGATATTAATAACTCAGGATTTGATAGAATTCCATGACCACTAATTTAACTAATCAAGATAACGTTGGTAATTACTATTTTGGTTTTAGAACCAATGATCAAGTTTTTAGCTCGCAACAAATAGGATTAAGTTATTCGACTCTTGTAAGTTGGATCAATACTTCTTTTGGAGAAACTTGTGCGACTTGGAATAACTCTAATCCCAATTCTTTTTTTTTAATACTTCCTCATCCTGACGAGGTTTTGACTCGGCCAGCTATAACAGCCGGAGTCGCAAGCCTTTTTTCAGGTAGTAAATTTAGATTTAGTAACCAGACAATAAATCCTAGAAATACAAATGGTACAAATGGTATTTATGAGAATACAGTTTTCTATGCCAATCCTGCCGATTCTAACAGTCCGCTTGGATTAAGATTAGGTGAAAATCTTGTCTATTATTGTGTACTAAATAATTCTTCCTTAAATATTTTTGCCTGTGTTTATTCTGGGGATAGTTTAAATCCTAACGCTTACTTTTTTCGCAGTATAGGTTTTGTAAAAGAACCTTTGTATTCAGGTATTGCATTTCCTCGCAATGCTTATTACTATTTTTTGGATAGCAACCAAACTTTTCTAAGTGCTGGGCGGCCAGAATTAGAAAATACTTCTATTAGAAAACGAATAAGACTCCCAGTCCCGGGTACTGCCGATCCAATTGCTAATTACGCTATTTCTTGTCAGACGGCCACGCCTGGAGCCAACGCCACAAACCTAGTTCTTCGAGATCATGATGCTCCGAACAAAGCGATAGGCATAGTTCCTAATTTATTGAAAACAACCTTAAATATTCCCGTGGGACAAATCTATAGAAATAGCGGAATAGACCCAGATGGTTCCGATAATCCGTATTGGATGTGTGTAGCGGAAATTGGGAACGAATCAATATTAATGAGAGTGTGGGCTACAGGGTTGGTTTAGTATGATCTATTATCACGTTTTTGGAACTGCTAGAGAAAAAAGCTTAAATGGGAGTCAAGATAATCCTATATTTTGGCGTACTGGCATACCAATTTCGTGGGACAAAGAACCGACATTAAAGACTGTTGGTGGAATTAACCTATTTGGTCAATTTTGGAAAATAGTTAGCAAATACGGTCAACAAGTAAGTATTTTCTCTATTCCTTCTGATCAGTATAACTCTCGCTATACTGGTTCAATCGCTGACACAATCCCCTTAGAGAGAACCAGTAAAAACTACACTTACTCTGGTACTGTAAGCGAATCCAAGAAACTTGCTTACAATGTTGTAATAATTGACATCATTCGTGTCACTGATCCAGTTGATTTTCCTGATGATCCTTACCCAGTAAATATTCCTGAATTTCCTATTATTCCAGACAAAGACTATCAAACAGAAATTCAGTTTTCTAATTTTTTACTAGAAAATACAAACGGGGCAGAACAACGAATAGTGGAATGGTCTAGTCCTGTTAGAGTTTTCAATCTTGCTCGAACTGCATTACAATCTGGTGATTTAAATGCTATTCTTGACTTTCATGAAGAAATGAAAGGATCAAAAAAAGATTTTCTTTATCGTGACCTTTCTGATTATCAGGTAAAAGGAATTTATGAATGGCTAATTTATTGTCGATTAAGTAATGATAATGTTAATAGTATGCGCTCTGTAGATACGGTTGGGCAAATTGTTTATTGCGCTTTTGATATTAATAACTCAGGATTTGATAGAACACCATGAACTTACCTTTAATTAACAATGACAACGCCGGCAATTCTTATTATGGCTGGACAACTAATAATCTAGATTGGGCCCCAGAGTCTTTGGGATTTACAAACACTCAATGTGCTAACTGGATAAATGGTTTTTTTGGACAAACTTGCGCTTTCGCAAATTCTACTACATTTAATTTAATTTTACCAGTTAGTTTTGAATCACTAAGTTTGCCTGCAACTGCGTCAAAATTTAGATTTAACAGTTCGGGAATAAGTAAGGATATGGGAAACCCTTCGACGACGACGGTGTCTACCCCATATTGTGGAATTGACTGTATTGACTTGTTTACGTATTTTTTTAACCGTCCTTCATCTTATTATTGGGCAGTTTTGAATTCGCACAGTTTAAGTATTTTCGTCGATAATTATGTTAATAATCAGCAACGGCATACCTTTTTTAGTTGCGGATGGCTAAAAAACCCTTTGTTTCCTGCATCGGTTTTTGTTCAGAATGCTTATTTTTTATGGACATTTTTGCCAGGACTAGCGGCTGGCCGTCCATCATTGGCATTTGGAGCGAATAATAGGCAAAACTTTGTGTTCCCAGGAGCAGCAACTCCAAATCCTATTGCCAATTACCCTGTCTCTTGTCAGAGTGCTACGCCAGGCGCAAATCTAACAGAATTTTATTTAAGAGATAATGTAGCTCCTAATAAAGCCGTTGGATATGTTCCAAATGTTCTAAAATGTTCTTTGCCTCTTTCTGTGGGGAGAATCTATAGAAATACGGGAATAGACCCAGATGGTTCCGATAATCCGTATTGGATGTGTGTAGCGGAAATTGGGAACGAGCGTCTTTTAATGCGAGCATGGGCTGAAGGATTAGTTTAGCATGGTAAATGGGCAAATTGTTTATTGCGCTTTTGCCCTTAACAACTCAGGATTCGATAGAACACCATAAACAGCGATTTTAACATGACTTCTTTTATCCCAAATGGCAATACCGAATTTTACACAGAAGGAGTACTTTCCCCAGAACACGATGGGGTAAAAACAGAATTTATTTTGATTAAAAAATATTCCTGCAGCAATAACGTTCATCACAGACCTATTCTTTATCCAGATATTGATAGCCTAAAAATCTATCAAGGAACTACAGAAATACCACCGGCGGAATATATAGTAGCTCCTGGTAAAATAGTTTTTAATAATCCGCCTCCTAGTAGCCCCAAATTAACTTGGGAGGGCACTTTTAAAGTATTATGTCATTTTGAAGAAGATAAATTAGATTATCAGCCTATCACAAAAAATAGAAATAACGCTATTTTTACTATCCCTAAATTAATTTTACGAGAATCAAGAATTGAACCTGAAATTGCATTGCTACCTGGTGATGTTTTTTATCCAAATTTAAATCACGATTTTAATTTAAATTTGACTAAAAGGTGTACAATTTCTCCTAAATTTGAGACAAATATTGTTAGCTTATCTAGTGGAGAAAGAAAAAGATTTTCTCGGAGAAATACTCCCTCTGACATTAGCTCTTTACAACAAAGAAAAACTTTATCTCAAAAAGATATTGATTATTTGATTGCCCTATGGTTGTGCGCTAAGGGGTCAGGATCAACATTTCGTTATCCTGATTTAGTTAACGGTTTATCAATCTTATCCCGGTTTAACTCTGTTTCTTTGAGCTACCAAAACCAAACCTCTTTACAAATTTATTCACTTGGAGAATTACAGATAAGGAGATTTACTGAGGGAATACAACAAGATTCAGGGTTAGAAGATTCTTTTGCAAATCCTGTTTTAAGGCTTTGTTATTGCGTTTTAATTGAACTTACAAACGGAGAAAAGCTTGGTTATACAAATTTTTCCCAAGACTTAAAAATTGGTGAAGTAGTATTTCGGGCAAAGCAAGCTCTTGATCCGACTGCAATAGAAAAGCAATTAGGAATACAATCGGATAATCAAGAATACAGAGGTGCTTTTAGTGATAATATTGACGAAAATTTACTTTTTTCTGATAAATTTAGAGAAGCTCGAATTATCACAGCAATTGTTGATTGGCAATATCCTCCTAATTCACTTTTGGATCTTCCAGATGAGCAAATACAAATAGGTTATGTGGGAGAAATTAAATCACTTGGTGGCGAAAGCTATACGCTTGAAAATCTTACTGCCTCTAGTATTAATTTAAGGCAAAGTAGAGATGAAAAAACGTCACCTTTTTGC